TTAGTGATTGCTTCAGTGATAGATGACTTGCGAAATGCAAGTTGCACCTGTTTGCTATAAATAACTGGGCTAAAATTACCGTTAGGAAGGTTACCATAACCTGCCGCAGTAGAAAATGCCATTATATATCTCCTATTTTAGCATATTTTACAGATGCAAAACATACAAATGTATTAACAGGGCTGACTTACGCTAGGTGCATATCGTATAAGCTGTACATTCCTATAGTCAATGGGCTATCTCTATCAGGTAATCTAATAAAATATTGTTGTTTGCGAAATATATATAAGCACAGGTAATCACTGATTGTGGGCTATACTTATATTATATTATATAGTTATACTCATAAATTACTGTTTGTCAACAGTTTCTTTTGGAACTTCAATAAAACTAAAGTTCACACTAAAGGAACGTCTTTCCCCTTCAGTTTTAAATGGATAAACACAGTGAAATAATTCTGCAGGAAATACATAAAAATCTCCTACCTGTGGTTTGACCATAAAATTTGTTTGGCTATATCCTGATGGTGTGCCATGAGCAAACTGTATATGCCCATTAGCAGGATGATGGTCTTTGTAATCTTCTTCCCACTCTTTTTCGATACCATCAGGTAATCCTAAATATCCAACACAAGACATTCTAGCTCCTGTGTGAATGTGTAGTGGATTATATTCATTTTGAAATTGTCTTACAAACCATCCTGAAACAATCTGTATTCCATAATTAAAACTTTCAGTATCTAACTTTTGTGTACCAAAAGAATGTCTATATTCAACATAGTTATGTAGTCTTCCTATAAATTGTGAACACTCATCTAGCCATAGTTGTTCTATTTCTTTAGTAAACTTTAGTTCTTGTTTTACTTTACCTACTAAATTATCTGACCAATCTTCTAAGTCAGGACTCATTAACTTATTCATTTTTGTTACAAAAGAAGGTGTCATTTTTTTGTATCCCATTACAGGACCAAAAGGTGCTAAGTATTCTTCATCCTTTTTAGGAATATATATTTTACTGTGGTGTGCCATATCTATTCCTATCTCGCTGAACCTGATACATCGTAGATAAACTTACCACTTCGTATAGACTCCATTATAGCTTCTGCATTTTTTTCATACTGTTGAGCAGACATTTTTTCTACTTGAGATTCTTTAAATACATTCTTTGTGTCTTTTGTAGCAGGTTCTGATCTTTGAGTTTTTGGATTAACACTTTTTGCAGCTTCATTTTTTGACACTACATTTTTTGTTATGCCTTTATCGGCTTTATATAAATCTATTGCTCTTGCTGCTGATCTTGCATCGTTGTCATTATCATATAAAGCATCTTGTACCCATTTCGGTTGTTCATCTGCCCATTCGTGAAACTCATCACTATCTCGGATAGCATTAAAATCGGGGTGCATACGCATTAATGCGGCTTCTGCTTTTTCTTTTACTGCCGTAGTCTGCATCTCATCTATATTTTTCATTCTATCTTCTAGATTTTTAGCTTGTTCCATTGCTTTTTTAGTAGCAATAGTTTCAACGATAGCAGCTACATCAGGATAATCTTTTGCCCAAGTTTCAATATCTTCATCTGACTTAGGCAGTTTTATATTTTGTTTTGTCGATTCTGATAATTGATTTTTAAGACTATCTATTTGTTTTTGAAAGTCTTTTTCTTTTTCCTGTGTATGTCTTCTTAAATCACCATATCTTTTCTTAAAAGTTTTTTCTTCAGCCGATGCAGGTTCTTTTTCTTCAGGTTCAACTGTAGTTGACTCTGCATCTTTTTTTTGTTCTTCTATTAACTGTTTTAGTTCTTCTTCATCGTTCTTTTGTCTTTCTTCCTGAGTGTAAGGTTTACTCACAAATGCAACTTTTTTAGGTGTTGCTTCCTTTGTCATAGCTTCTGACATTGTATTCTCCTTGTTAGGGCTAACTGTTGCCATGTTGGTATGGGGAGTTAGGTAGCCAACTGATTGCAGGTTATTTTTTAGAAGCTAACCCACCACGCTTCATAACTTTTTTCTTCTTAGGTTTTTTATTTAATAATCCACCTTTTGATCTACTTCTTAAATTAGTTGTATTAACTTGTCCTGTACTTTTATCTCTACCACCTTGAGATGCATCTGCAATTGACTTACCCATTCCAGACCATTTTGATGCTTGTGCCTGTCTAATTTCTGCATCTCTTTTTGCTTTAGCTTCTGCCTTTCTTTGCTCTTTTGCTTTTGCTGCTGCTATATTTGCTTCTGCTAGTCTTTTATTTTGTGCTTCTAGTATAACAGCTTGTTTATTAGCTTCTTTTTCATCATCATCTTTAAATTGTTGTTGAAGGTTACTTTGAATTCTATCCATTGGGTCTACAGAAGTAGGATCTATTGTAAATGGTTGTTTTATTTCATCAAACGTATTTCCAGTGTCAATTGTTCCTGTATTTTCTGTTTGTGTAGCAGTAGAAGATACAGGTTGTTGATTAGCAGATACTGCAGCACTACTAGGTGTTGCTACTTGAAGATTAGTAGTATTTTCATCTACAAAACCTTGTTCATTAAACTGTTCTGCACTAATTACTTCATTTTTTATTTCTTCAGCCGCTTGGTCAAGACCATAAGTAGCAGGTCTAGCAATACCACTTGCATCTACTTTACCATCAACTAAATTAAAGTCTGTAAATAAAAATCCCGGAACTTTAATGCCTTTAATTTTATGATTACCATCTTTAATATATTGTGCAGCTTCTGCTGGATCAGTTATACCTGTTTCTTTCATAACTGCTTCAATAGCACTTTTAAAACTTTGTATTCTTTCTTGTTCTGCTTTTCTCATACTCTGAGGAGATGTTGTATCATTTTCTTTATCAGGTCTTACTTGTGCTGTTTCAACTCCTACATCTGTTACGTCTTCATCTTCTTGTGATGTTTCTGCTGGGTCTTCATAAGTATAACCTGTTTTTACTAAGTTGTCAAGTATTTTTGCATAAGCAGGTAGAGGTAAATCATCTTTAAAAGCTATATAACGTATTTCACCATTAGGTCCTACATATTTACGCAACTCATCATACGTTTCAGGCGATTCTCCTAATAAACTTTCAAAAGTTGTTCCTGTATCTTCTGTTGGTGGTTGCTCAGTTGGAGCATTCCTAAATGTAGCTTCTTCATTGGGAGATGGTGGAAAAGGCATTATAGGGTCTTCTGGTATACGTGGTATTCTTGCTCTCGGTCTTTCTGGTACTCTTCTAAACCCACCTTGTGTAATTCCTTCAACCGAACCCCCTTCTTGAAATTCTTGTGGCTCATCTTCCATTTCTAAATCATTTATATCAAAAGGTACATCATCAGGTATTGTAGCTTCTTCTGAATTACCCATCTGACCCATTTCTTCCATTCGTTTAAGACCTGCTTTAGCTTCCTGTCTCATCATCATAAGTTTTTCTAAACCTATAAACCTAACTACATCTGCAGGAAAGACAAACTCGCCTTCGCTTAGTTGTGCAGGTATATCATCTCTAACTTCTTCTTGTGAAGAACCTACAGGAACATCATTGCCTGATACAGGGTCAACTGTGTTTCCATCTTGTTCTAATCCACCTTCTTGAAATAGGCTCATTTGTTGTTGTAAACTCATATCATACCACCTTTATGTTTATCTAATCTAGGATTACCCTTTGTTTTTGTTTTACTAAATTTATATTTAAGTTGATCTGGTTCTAATAGCATATAGCTATCTGCCCACATATCTAATTGATCTTGTTCTTTTTCATTTCTATAAATATAAGAATCATATCCATTTTTATTTGCTACTTCTTTTATTTTATCAAACCACAATTTTTTATCTTCAGGATTATCTTCAGGTTTAATAACTCTATCTCTGTTGAGGGTTTTTTTACGCCTAGTTTGTTCTTTTAATGCACTAAGCACTAAATCTTTCCATAGTTGTTCATCCATTACTACAGCAGGAATGTATGATTGATTTAATTTTGAATCATAGTTTTTTATATCCATTTCGGCTGCATTATCAGACATGTAATATGTTACACCTTTATATTCTACTTTTGGTCTATTTTTTAAATCTGTCATAGCTTCAGTTGTTTGTGTCATATAATCCATTCCAGCTTTATCATCTGATGCAACAGCTAAATGATCAAGCCATTTTTTAGGCATTTTAAATGATTCTACGTCAGGAATACGAGCAGGTTTTAAATCATCTGCAATCTGTAAAGGAAAAGTTCTCTGTCCTAGAGCTTTTATTTCTTTTCCTTCAAGTTCGAGAGTAGGTTTCATTGTTTGTTCTACTACTCCATATTTGATTTTATTCATAGTATCTGCTTGTCCTTTTGTACCTACATGAATACCAAAATCAGACTCGCCCATTAAATTAAACTTATCTCCTTCTATTTTTCCTTTACCTAAATGATATACATTTTTTGTGTATGTTGTTGTAGGTTTTAGCGTTACATCTTTTGGTCTAATAATTATTTCATCTTCAAAATTACCCTCATTTAAATCTGCACTTGCTAATACGTCTTTTTTATTTACTTCATATTTTTCTAAAGGTGGATAATTTTGACGTTGATTCCAAGGTAAACTTTTTGGATCAAAGTCTGGATTTAAAGTAAAAGATGTTGGTATATCACTTGCATCTATATTATATTTTTTTAAATTGTCAGGGTCTAAACTTCCTGTCCTGTATACAATCATTTTTTCAGGGTATGCTTCTAATTTTTTTTGAGTTAGATCATATATATTTTTTTTAACTTTATTTAACCTATTTTCTGATACTACATCATACATACCAAATTCTTTTGTTCCACCAAAAGTTGTGCTATATAATAATTCTGATAAATATTCTCTCGCTTCATATGTATTTGTGTTAAATAAATCTTTAAAATAATCTGTAGCAGGTTTTCTTGTAGTGAATACTGTACTAAAAACTTTTTTTGTTGTTGCATCTAAGTTTTTTATATCTGCTGCTTTAAAAGCAGGAAGTGTTTCTCTAGTAACTTCTAATTGAGATTTAGGAAATTTTAAAGGTTCTTTGTATACTTGTTTAGATTTAGGTACATTAACTTTTTCTTTTGGCAAAGATTTTTTTATTCCTTTTTGTAATCCTTTAACTAATGCTCTACCTGAAAGAAAACCACTAATTATTTCTCCTGTCATTTGGGCAGGATCACTAGCATCTGAAGGTATACCTATATTATTTAACATTTGATCAAATTTATCCCTACCGAATTTTTTCTGTAAAAAATCTACTTGAGGTTGCACAGATTGTGCTATTGCCGATATATTTTTAGAACCATAGTTTATTGCTAAATCATTTACAAGTTTATTTAATTCTAGTATATCAGATGGTATAGCAGGTATACCAACAGCAACACCTAATGCTGTTTTCTTTGCTACATTAGGCACATCTTCTAAAATCATTTTTTTACGTAATTCTTTTATCTCAGGAGAATAAGGGTCAGGTAAAGGTGTAGGTAAACCCATCTGTGGTACTTTTATTGGTTTATCACCAAACACATCTTTAGTTTGTTCTGCTAAACTAACCATTTACCTCATCTCTTAATAATTTAAGTCTACGTAAAGATGCAATAGCACCTTGTGATCTATGCATAAGTATATTGTTGTCTGTTTGCTCTAATGCCCTATGCTGTTGTTGAATTAGAGCATCTATATAATTATTGAAGGCTTTCCATTGGTTGCTGTTGCTGACCATCGGCTTCAGTTTGCTGAGTATTTGCTTGTCCACTTTGTTGAGGTACTCCTGTAAATCCTTGTTCTCCCGGAGTGGGGGCTACTCCTGTTCCTATTGTGCCACCACCTGCTCCTGTTGGGTCAGCAGGATTCATACCTGCTTGTGGTGCACTTTGCTGTTGTTGGGGCATCATTTCTTCTGCTGGTTTTTGAAACTGTTTCATTAATTCTGCTTGTATAGCAGCATCATTCATATTATTTGTTACTTTTTCAGGGTCTAAGTCTAGTGATTTTGCAATCTCTCTAATAACATATTGAAACTTAGCAAAAGGTGCTAAAGCAGGATTACTCGCAACCTGTAAAAACTGCATTAATCTTTGACTTCTAACTTCATTAGCCATAAGACTTTCTGTACCTCTAGCTTTAACTTCTAAGTCACCTCGTATTTCAGGGTCAAAATCAAACTGCATATTAAATCTAAACAAACCTTCACCCAAAGGTCTAAGAAGATAGTCATCAACATTTTTAATAACAGTTTTAATGCTTCCACTAGCAGCATTCATTAACATAGAAATACCTGATGCTGTTCTACCTACACCTGTTACACCTGTTTGACCATGTGAAAATGATGGCAACCCCGTTGACTCATCAGCAAGTTGTCTAGCTTTATCAAATAACTGTAAATTTTCACCTGACACATTTGGAAATTTTGTACCAAAGATTGCTTGACCCGGAGCACCACCCAGTCTTCTAAATATTTTTCCGGGATATACAGATAAATCTTGACCCGGAACTAAATTTGTTTCATCAACTTCTATTAGCATATTACCTGATAATACAGCATTATCTACAGCCATTCGCATAAAGCCGTTCATTAGTGTCTGAGTATCATCCATGTTTTCGGCTATACCTACACCAAAGAATGAGTAAGGATTAAGTTCATAAGGTGCAGCTACATAAGGTATCTTAGCAGGTTTAAACGGATTAAGTACCATTCTAAGGAGTTTACCATTACATATCCAAGCATTTACTTGTATTTCTTCAAAGTCAGAAAATTCTTTTGGTATGTCTACTCCTTGTTCTTCAAGCATACTAATGTCACACATACCCCAATATTCAAGTACTTCAAATCGTTCTATACCATGTTCAGGTGCATAATCAGCTAAATCGTCTTCCCACGATTCTTTTGTGTAATTTTCACCTTCCTCTATAGCTTCTTCTATAACTTGTTCTCTAAAATGAGGTCTTCTTTTTAAACTACGTAACTGACTTCTTGACATTTTATGTCTTTCAATTACATACTGTGCTTCATCCATATTATTAGCATCTGGGTCAGGATAAAAATTCCAAACAGATACATGGCTTACTTCAGGTACTGTTTTAAATATAGGGTCATATTCTCCCTCTTCGTTCCAATTAGGATATTCTTTATCCACAGCAAAAGGACCTTTCATAACACCTGTACCAAATAAAGCCATTTCAAATGAAGTACTTCTTAAATGTTTATTAGCACCTGATTCTTCTAGTTGGTCGTGGATTTTCTTTTCCATACTTTTAGCCGCAACCATTGCAGGGCTGAATGTAACAGATGAAGGGGTAGTACCAACACCTTCTTTAATACCTTCAATATCTGATAACTTGTCTTTAAGAGGTCCAAGACTATCTTGTAAAGTTTTTTCAGTTGCTCCAGCAGGTAATTCGTTGCCATCACCGGCAAAACCATACGGAGAAGGCTTACTCGTAGATTCTCTAATTTCTTGAGGTTCTTTTGGATCAAAGTGTACATCTTTTACAACTCCTTCTGGTAACTCTGTAGGTTCAACGCTTAATGGGAATTTGTTACTAGCAAATAATACATCAACAATTTGACCATAAGCGGCTAATGTTTTAGTTTTTGTTACTTTAATAAATACACGAGATTTTTCAGCTTCTGTAAATTGTACATCCGAACTGTATAAACCTCTATAATTTCTATAGGAACGTAACCATCTTTCCTCATCATTCTCTCTGTAATTATCAGCACGTTGATATTTATCCATTATAAATGGTATAATACCTGACGTATCTTTATCTGAAACAACAGAATCTTCAGAGTCTTCTAAAGCAATTGCTTCGTCTTCAATCATAATTTCTTCTTCAGCCATAATTTATCCTTTAATATCCAAATGTTGAGTCTGCTACAGGCATTCCTGTTGAAGGTCTACCACGAGGGTCATAATCAAATACACTAAAACGAGGTCTACTCATTATGCCATATCTTAAAGCATCGTACAAATGGTCTTCTGCTTTAGTATCTACATCTTCTGGATTTTTTTTATCCAAAGGTATTGCAGGTAATTGTGCTATTATATTTGTACAATTATTAAAAAATATCATTCTAGGTTCTTCTGTAAACTCATCTACTTGTAGTCTTCTATGTATTTCATTCTTTCCTGACACACGAGAACCTTTACTTCTATCTGAGGGTCTCCACCGACACCCACGCATAATCATTTGTTCAGCCAAAGAAGGACCAGTATCGCCACGTTTATGCCAAAGACTAGAATCCAAAACACCATATCGAATGTTACCATCGCCTGACTCCAAATCTAGAACCATATCAGCTAAGTCTGTTGCTAACACTTTAGATACGTATAGTTCCCTGTAAACAACCAATTGTTCAGAGGGCGATACAGCAATCCATACAACACCTGAATAAGACCCATAACCATAATCACAAGCCCTGAACTTAACCCAATTGCTAGGTATTTGATAGGGTTCAACAACATGTATATCCCTATTAAACTCAGTAAATGCTGCACCTTCTTTAATATCCCAATCACCTTCCAAGAGTTGCCTACGTTGCTGTTCTGGTAAGGATAAGAGCATAGCTTCGTAGTCTCCAGATTCTGAGAGGTATGGATTGTCTGATAGTCTTGCAGGAATAAATCTCCGTTTGAATAAAGATTTTCCAGCTTTAGAATGTCCTGCTGGGTATTTAAGGACTTCTCCTGTTTCAATGTCTGTTGCATCAAATGCCTTTCCGTAAGGTGCTCGGTCTATAAACATCTTTTTAACCCACATATGCCCAATACCACCCGGATTTGTTGTAGCCCTCATAAATATTGGCAAGTCAGGAGCAGTAGAACGTAAACGTGAACGCATATAATTCCAAGCAAAGGGTGAACCCCACTGAGTTAACTCATCAAAGCCTATCCAACTAAATGCCAAACCTTGATAACGCATAACATCTTCATCTCTATCAAGGTAAGACATCCACAATCTAGCACCTGATGGTGCTACCCATTGCATCTTTCTTTCATACCACTTTATACCCTTCCAGATTTTTGGATATAATTCTTGAGATTTAAATATAAGTTCTCTCAATTCTTCTGTAGTATGTCTTAGTAGTAGTCCACTAAACTGTGGATGACCCATATATCTTAAAGGGTCTGCTAACATAGCATATGATTTGCCACCACCTGCTGAACCACCATATAAAACTTCTCGTTCACCTGCGGCTAAAAAATCAGTTTGAGGTCCTTTATTAGGTGCAAAAACTACATTTCTTTCTTCTACAGGATTTATTTCTATTTGTTCTGTACTAGAACTAGATACTATAGGTTTTTGCTCCTGTTCGACTTTCTTCAATTTCTTTCGCCTTGGAGATCGCCTTTTCTGCATACTCTGCCCACTTGCGTAGGACTCTAGCTTTGTTCTTACGTTGTTGCTCATCTTGTAATCTTTTCCTTAATCCTACGTGCGATATATACCGACCTGTTTGTGTAGATAACCAATTAGCTACTTCTCTAAAAGAATATTGTTTTATATGCTGTCGTGCTAAGTCTAAGTTATCTAATTCTATCTGTATTGGATTAAGTACGTCAGGATCATTTTCATCTACCTCATAACCAAAAGGTATTGTTCGAGCTATTTTAGGAATTGAAACCCACTTATTATCTTCTTTTATATCTATAGGTTGTGGTAGCTTCCATTGTCCTGCACTTCTAGTTGTCATCTTCCACTACTTGTTTTGTAGGCATAAGCATAACACCACCTGATGCTTCTACTTGTACTTTTTCTGTCTTTATTAAACCTGTCCTATCGAGTAATTCTTTAGCAGCAGACATCTTATCTCGTATACCTAGCTGTGTAGGGTCATCTATACCTGTTACCATAGCCACAGCAGCCTTAGGAGCGTTACTAGCCATAAATAATTGTGTAGCATCTAATATTTCTTCTTTCATAGACTTTATTATTTCATTATTATTAGAATTAGGTGAATAACCTGCCATAATTTTAGCATCTTTAATATTACCATTTGCTTCAGCAAACAATGCATCTAAAAACTTTTGTTGTCTTTCGGATAATTTTCTACCCATGTTTAATAAACTTCCTTTCCTTTGGTTTAAAAAATTCAGTTAAGTTCTTAATATGAACTTTTCTATGCTTTTGTTTTTTTAACTCAAGCCTATAGCTCTCATTCTTGATATGAGTCTGTCGGCTCTGTTTGTTACTTGGTTGTACCATCTTGAATCCTGCATTTGATTTCCTGCTTCTAGCCAATCGCCATCTTTGATAGCCTGTATCATCTTTTTAAATTTAGAATAGCGAGGATAACCTAAATTAAACATCATGTTACAACAAATTAACCTCACTTCTTCATTCATAGAATCCCAATCATCGTATACTTTTTTACAATCTTTAATAGTTATTTCTATGTCCTGTTCAAACCATTCCATAACACGATTGGCTGCAATAGATGTACCAATAGGTTTATCGTATTCTTCATCTGTTCCTTTAATTAAATGTCCTATGCCGCCTGTAAGTAATCCTAAATGGTCTAGGTATGTTACATACTTACATCCTTCATCTATTTTTAATTCATCGTGTAATCTATCTATAAATGTTTCCATCACTCACCCTTTTTGTTATGTAATATAAATAAAGATTCTATCTTCTTTTCTGTCTCTTTAACTGCACTTTCAGTTCTAACTGAACTTACAAAATTAGTCTGTATTTTTTCATTGGCATTTTTACAGTCTTCTTCTAATTTATCTACGTCTTTTCGTAATGTAGTTACTTCAGTATGTAGTTTAACAGCTACAACTAAAGCCCCTAAGAAAAAAACTAACTGTTCCCAATACTGTAATATCCCTTCCATATATTCATTAATGTACCTTTTCTTTTTCTTTTTTTCCTAGTACTGTATAGTAAGCATTTGTTATATGTTTTAAATCTTCTTTTAATAAGAGTATTATTTGTTGTGCGGCTAATAATTCTCTGCGTAAGGTTTCTTCAAATGTATCTTCGTGATTATCCCATCCGTTTCCTTTAAGCATTATCGCTTTCCCCCCAATGCACTAAATCCAAAGTATGCTCCTACTAATCCACACATACTAATATACTGTGTCATTAAAATACTCTCAGCTTCTGCCAGTCTATCCGGAAAAGCTAGAGTTAATACTGTTGTTATAGCCATTAAATAAATTAATACCCATGCCATTCTACGCTTATTAACTTGATAGGCTAACTTATCAGGTATTAAATCATCTGTACTGCATTTGCAGTTTTCATTTCCACACGCACAAGTCATTACTAAGTAGTTTGCCCATCATTAAAAAGGTCACGCATTTGTTGCAGTCTTTTTTGTCTAGTTTTAGCTAACATGTTTTTTCTTTGTGCTACATTAAAACGGTCACGCATTTGTTGCAGTCTTTTTTGATTAAGTAGCTTTTGTCTGTTTGTTGGTTTCAAACCTTGCAGTTTTCTTGCTTCATTTTGAAATTGCATTTCCCGTTCCAGCATTTCTTTTTGACTTGCACCACTTTGAGTTAGATTAAACATTTCTCTTGATCGTCTTTGATTTAAATCAAATGCAGCTCTTTGTGATGGGTCACCAAATCTATTAAATCCTCTTCTTTGAAAACGATTGTCTATGTTAAATAATCTACGCTGTATATCTTTCTCTGACCTACCTCGTGATAGCATTCTGTCTCTACTCTTTTTAAGCCTTGCATCTCTTCGGAGAGAGAAGTTCATCTGCTGCTTTTGTTGTTTAGTCAAACGTCTAGGTTCTTGTTGTTGCCGTCTAGGGTCAATGCCAGTAACAGGCATCATTGGAGAATCAGGCTGTCTTCTTCTACGTGTTGGTATAGGTGTAGCTGTTGGTCTACGTCTTGGAGGTACAGGCATAGGTATAGGAGGGCCTACACGAGGATTACGTTGTGGTTGATTTAAATTCTGCAGTTTTTTCATTGTAGAATTTATTGTTTTTGTGTCATTGCTTTGCATTGCTTTATCCAGCTTTGCTTCGTAGAATGATCTAGGGGTAGGTCTACTCATTTTATTTATCCTTTTTTGTTGTTATTCATTAACTGCATACCTGTTTTACCAAACCTGTATCCAAAGCTACTGCCTATACATATATACAAACATGTACTAAACCAAGGTGGTGTGCTTTCGTTTAGGAAGGTAAAACCCTCTGCTACATACGGCTGACTCCAAGGTAAGAAACATGCTACAAGAATGCCACCAAAAATAATTGTCCAAAATTCATCTTTCCACGAACCTGCCATTTGATTAGTAAGGTTCTGTTCCATTAACATACTTGATGTCGCTTCAGTCTCATAGACTTTTGCTTCAGCCTTAGCACGAGCAACCTTTACATCAGTCTCGGCTTTAGCTTTATCCATCTTGCCTTGTATATATGTTCCTGCTATATTAGCAATAGGACTTAAAAGTGATGATAATCCTAACATTTCTTTTTTCCTGTCAAGTATTTAATTTCCTTTGTTTCAAAGTATGCTTCAAACCATTTAAATATTCTAGATAGAAAGCTATGGTTTTGCTGCATCTATACCCTCTACATATGAACTCATTCCTAATAATTCACCCATAGAGGTTATACCAAATGGCTTAAACAAACCATCTGTTATTTCCTGTTGTATCTGTATTGCTGTTAGTTTTACACTATCAGGCATGTTAGTATAGTCAGCCATGCCAACCATTCCTGTATCCATACCACCCCATGTGTCTGTACTTTCCCAAGTACCATCTATAACTTCCTGTACTCTTGAGATATAATAAGGACCCCAATCATCCATAATAGCTGTCAATTGAGTATCAGGAGCAAAAGCAATCATATCTGATGCTTGTCCAAATCCCATTATATTGTGCTTTGCAGCAGTTTGTAATGGAGCAGGACTATCTGTATGCTGTGTAATAATATCAGCACCTTGATTAATTAAAACTTCAGCAGCTTGTGCTTCTTTAGCAGGGTCATACCACGTATTAACCCACACAACATCTATATCAAAAGCAGGATTAATCTTTGTAGCCCCTAAGTAAAAACTATTAATACCTCGTATAACTTCAGGTATAGGAAAGGAAGCTATATAACCTGCCTTACCATTCTTACTCATCAGTCCTGCAATAACACCCTGTATATATCTTCCTTCATAAAATTTACTACTATAGACACTTACATTTTCGGCTCTTTTATAACCTGTTGCATGTTCAAACATTACATCAGGATACTCTTCTGCAACTTTTAATGTAGCATCCATATACCCAAAAGATGTAGTAAAGATAATATCAGTACCACTCTCAGCCATCTGTCGCATAATACGTACTGCATCAGGACCTTCAGGTACACTCTCTACATATATTGTTTTAACTTTATCGCCAAACTTTTCTTCAACCATAAGTCTGCCTTTATCATGCATGTAAGTCCATCCGTGGTCACCGACAGGTCCTACATATATAAAACCTACTTTTACTTGTTCTTTTGGTGTTAAGTTTGTTCCAGCAAATACTGGAATTATTATAAATAGTGATACTAAAATTGTTAAATAGTATTTTAAAAAACCCATAATGTTATCCTTTTAGTTGTTTTTATCTGATGATACTTTATTTTTTAATTGGTATCTTACAATTCTTTTCTGAAGCTGTTAGGTTCTCACCCTTTTTATATATCCAAATATAACTCCAAGTCTCTTCATTACACTTCTTGCTTAACGTAGATACTTGTGGGTCATTTAAAGGTTCAGGCATATGTGAACATGCTACTAATAGGGGAATAATAAAAAGTAATCTTACCATTTATTCATGTAATCTTCCTATACTGCCTTACTTTCTTTGCAATCGAACTCGGTTGTTTCACAAACTGTTTGCCCTGCTTTGTTCCTTGCCGTTTCTTCTTTGTCGTTGCCGCATACTGGGCAGGTGTCAGTGACTTTATTGCTTTCTCTGGTAAGTATCTTTCTCCAGTTTTCGATGAGGGCTTTCCAGACTTGGTTCGCCATTTTTGTTTTGTCCATGCTTTTAATGACCTTTGTGATTTAGCTAGAGCCACTTCGGTATCCTCCACCTTTGGCTTTATACTTTGATGCAAGTAACTGTGCTTTTCTAGCTGACCATTGACCGGGGTTACCCCCCTTACTTCCGGCTTTTATGCTATTAAATAAATTCTTACGCATCGTAGGCTGTGTATAGTTTCCTGCTTTATTAACTGTACTACCACCTTTGTTTAACTTTATTTTTGATAAGGCTTTAGCCTGACCTGCATGTAACTTACTTGCTTTCTTTAATCCCTTAACTACTTTTTTAATTGTTGTCTTAGCTTTTTTTATTTTAATCATTTCTTTTTCTTATGCCTTTTACAAAAATTAGATGCTGCTTCTATGCTGCCAAATCCCCATGCTTTTAATGCTAGGGCTTTACGTGTAGGTTCTCCATTAGGTTTTTTCATAGCCCCTTTCATTCCTGCAAAACGACAGGCAAATGAAACTCTTCGTGGGCTAGTTCCTTTTTTTAAAGGTCGCTGTAAGTTACCACCATCTTTCTTTTCAAAGTGTTTTCTTCCAGCTTCATTCAATCCCCCTTTAGGATTTTGATGTTTCTTTAAAACCATTTAAACAGACTCTCCTTTAGGGGGAACTTCTACACATACACTGTACCCTTCTAGATATTGAGGGTCTTTTGTTATACTGCTTCTAACTCTTGCTACATACTCTTGGCATTTATCCTGAGAAGTAAAAGGAAAATTTACCATTGGGAAGTTTACCCATGTAGCACTTTCACCTAATGCCCATAATATTGTTATTACAGGAATCCACATTAGAATTTAAACTCAAATCCTAGAGTAATATTTTCTCTTCCCCAATTAGTATCTAATCCTGAAGATACATACACGGATGTACTATTCATTTCTAGTAAATCGTATTCAGCTTTAAAATCCATTCCGTCATAAGCAAATTCCATAACGTCAAAGTCTACATCTGCTGATATAGAAAATCCGTATAATCCTATAGTTTTTCCTACTTGTGATGTAACAGTCGATGAATCAGAATCCATATCGTATTCACCTTTTACTTGACTATCTAATCCTAGTAATCCTGCCTGTGCAGTCAAAGGTAATAGTATTAGTAGTGGTAGTAATAAATTTTTAAACATAATCTTCCTTTCTTTTAATCTTTAGCATTTTTAGGTATGCAATAAACCTTGAGATATATCTTGTCTCCTGCCTGTCTTTGATGTAAGTCTTGCTGTCGCATTTTTCCTGCATATTCAAGGCATGTATCCAAATCATTGAAGTAGACATTTTCTTGTATATCCGTTCCGTGTAATATTACAAATAGCATCCATAACATTTTAGTTATAATAGGATAACATATATAATATTATTTGTCAAGCTATATTGTTCCGTTTGCCTGTAAACCTTTTATAACCAAAACAGCTATACCTGTTACAGCCCCCATAAATACAACAGCAGCAAAAATAAGTCCAACTGTATTTGTAATTTTCCTAATACGTTCTTGTTGAGCATAGACCATTTCCTGTCGTTGCTTTCGTATCTTTACCTGCATTTGAAGTAACTCATTCCAAGAGTTAGGTCCATGTGTAAAATTTATCCAAGTACGTAGTTCGTCTTCCATCTCCTGTGCTTTTTTCTTAGCAGCGAAAGCATCCATTGCTTCTTTTTCAATAGATGAATTGAAAAATAACTTCTTTAACAGAGGTGGATTCTTACTAATTACTTCTGCTTGTTTTATATCGGAGATAGCTCCCATCCATTTGGACAGGTCTCCTGTCATAGATTCTATTTCACGACCTGCAGCAAACCCCTTTTTAATTAAATTAAAAGCAGTAGTTGCAGCTGTCATAGCTGTAAAGGGGTCAATCATTTGGGGTGGGCTTTCTTAAACTTTAATTTATTGTGGTTAGGTTTTTTGTTGGGGTACTTTTATTCATTACTTATCTCCTTCTAACCAAGAATAAAAACTTTTTCCTTTTTCTTTTGATGTTATGGTAGTCAACCAATCAAAAAAAGGCACTAAAGGTTGTGTTATTTCCTTTGCTGCCACGTTTATTGTTTGTAGATCGTCTTTTACTATTGAACCTGCAAAAGAACTATCTCCTTCATCTTCAAATTTTTGTACCATATTACTTTTTCCTTGTCATGCCACCTTTATTCATCTTAGGTTTATTAACATTCATTTTACGAGTTGCTGTACCATAACCACCCATATTCATTTTTTTCTTTTTAGCCGGTCTTCCGACTTGTGACCCATATGTTCCTTTACCCTGTGGCATATTATAATTCTCCCCTTTTTTTATGACCTAGACCTAACTTTACCTGCACCTTGAGTACGAGCAAATGATCTATTTCTACGAGCTGATGAGATACCTAGATTACTCCATCTATTATCTCTTGGATTACCATTTCTATGTGTAACATCTTTACCTGTTACATTAACTCCACGTTTTTTCATGGCATTACGTGCAGCATTTCTACTGTCTCTTCGTTTTATCTGTTCAGGTCTACTGTGGTAGTTGTCATATTCCTTGCGATAATTACGTTTAAATGTCATTATTTCTTTTTTAGTCGAGCTAACAGTTCTTTTCTGTCAGGTCTTCTGCCTAGTTTCTTTTCTAATACTTTTTCAATGTCTATTTCAGCCAATCGCTGTTTAGCTGTTCCTTTACCACCAGCTATAAGATTGTACATTTTTTCTTGTTTCTTATTGCCATTATTTTTTTTAGTAATTTTAGATAATTTTGGTTTTTGTATAGGAGTCATAACTGTTACGGATATACCTGAAGGTTTAGAACCGTTTTCTTTTTTTTGACCACCCTTTGTGTTTATGACTGTTATTTTATTACCTGTTAGTGTAGCATCACCCATCTTTGAAGGTGTTAAATACGCAGCAGGTCCTAATTTTTTTAAGATCATAGTTACTGTAGCACCACCTAAAGCAGCAAGACCTACAGAAGTTAAAGGTCTTTTTCTTATTACACCTCTTATAGTATCTGTTATCTTTGACATACTTACATTGGGTGCTTTAGCTTTAACTTTCTTAGCTAAGTCACGTACTTTCTCATTAAGTGCCACTTTTTTTTGATTAGACTTTTGTGATAAGGCTTTATTTTTATCAGCAGTTAATACAGGTTTTTTACCTTTACCACTACTACTACTACTACCACCACCTTTTTTTGTTGTACTATTTTGTGTGCCTATTCCTGCACTTTTACGTAGTTTCGTGTTAGTAGGCGATTGATTAGGTCCTCCCGGTCCTCTCCCTAATCCTGTACCTTTTATAGCAGGTTTTGTAATACTTCCGGGTTTTATTATTTTTGCACTTGTACCTTTAACTTTAGATAAAACTTCTTTTGTCAAAGGTTTTTTGGATATAGTATACTTTGATATACCTAAACTTTTCATTTTTGCATTAATAGCAGCCTTTGTTCCCTCTACAAATAGTGTCGATTGTTTTGGTATAGTTACTGTGTAAACTTGCTGTGCCATATCTCTAGTTTCCTTTTTTTATGTTAGCGTAGGCTTTTGGACTAACCTTCTTTAAAGCACGTAGTCCTGCATTGTCTGAAACAGAACCCCCTGCAGCATACATATGTTTCTTTTTATTAGCCATACCACCATACATCATTTTCTCTACATTATTTTTGAGTATAGCTCCACCTCTATTTATACCCTTCTTCTTCTTCTTAAATAAATCCTTTACAGCACTTCCTATTTCACGAAATAAACTAGCACCCCTTGCAGTAGGTTTTGACTTAGGTACTTCAACTTCTTTTTTCTTACTAGAAGAAGAAATACCCATCGCATCTCTATAATTATTCATAGCTCTCTGTTTAATAACACTCAAAATTCTCTGCCTACCTTGACCACCCATTACATTTGTTCCACTAAGTTGATTTAAAACACTCTCAAGTTTTTTTTCTAAATCTGTCTCTCTTTTGGTTTTAGATTTCGATTTATCGCCCATCATAAAGATTTCAGTTTGATAGCGAACAGCTAAATCTTCCAAAGATTTGTCTTTAGGTGTTGTTACTTGTTTTTCTCTACTTCTATAACTTTTTAAATCTCCAAATTTCTCTTCTCTTTTTTTTATTCTTGCATCTAAGCTTTCTTGAAATAATTTATTTGAAGCATCTAAATCTTTATTACGAGAGATTCTATTATTTAAATTAATTTTCTCAGACATACTACTTCCTCTTCTTCATTTTTTCTTTAAGTCTCTTAGCCATGATTATTCATCCTTCTCTTTCCACCCTTCAGCCCTCATTGCTTCCTCTACATGCTTCAAAGTAAACTTTCTACCGTAATGGGCTTCAACAGCCTGTCGCACGTAGAAGACATCACTATGAGGAATATGCAATCGGTCT